AACAATAGCTCCACGTAACTTCTCGATATCCTGCGGTGCAGCATTCATCATGGCAAGCCAAGCAGACATGCCTTCCTGTCCGGCTATTTGTTTTGCGAACTCCGTTGCTTTTTTAGGATCAAGTTTATCCCACGCAACTCGCGCTTCGTCAAGCACATCAGAAAAATCGCGTACTTTTCCTTCATCATCATAAAAAGCAACACCGAGTTCCTCTGTCATAATACCAAGCGCACCAAGCTTATTCTTCGATGCACCAGCATCTGTAGAAAGCCGGGTGAGAATAGAACGTAGTGACGTGCCTGCCTGCGATCCTTTAATACCAGCATTCGCGACAAGACCAATGCTTTCCGCCATATCCCGATAATCAATATTCAATGATCCTGCAATCGGAGCAACATACTTGAACGTCTCGCCCATGAGCGACACGTTCGTGTTTGCATTGCTCGATGCCGCCGCAAGTACATCTGCAAAATCACTGGAATCCTGTGCCGTAAGACCAAAAGCCGTAAGCGCGTCTGTTACAATGTCGGATGTGGTAGCCAAGTCTTCACCTGATGCTGCTGCCAGATTCATGACACCGGCGATGCCGCCAAGCATATCCTCTGTTTTCCAGCCAGCCATTGCCATATACTGCATAGCATCGGCTGCCTCGGATGCCGAGAACTTCGTACTCTCGCCCATTTCCAATGCTTTTGTACGAAGCCTTTCGAGGTCTTCTCCTGTTGACCCCGAAATAGCCCCAACGCCGGACATAGACGCGTCAAATCTTTTACCAGCATCAACAGCTGTCTTTGTGAATCCAACTGTAGCAGCAGACATCGCGCCTATCGTTGCCGCCCCGACCTTAGCCGCTGTACCAAGAGCGCTGCCCATTTTTCCAGTAAATGTACTCATAAGCCCTTCGTCTTTAGACAGCTGATCTTCCACATTCGAATTCAGTGTTATTTTTCCAAAAAGATCAAATACATCCATTATTGATTTCCCATCTTATCAAGTTTTTCACTTAAATGAGTTATAATCTCTTTTTCAGACCTTGTCTCTACAACGGGATTGACAATGTTTGAATAGCTGATGTTCAGCCTGCCGATTACTTTCAGAGCATCCGTAACATAAAAACGGTATGCACGGTCACGCCAATCTCTTTCCGCACGTGACTGCGCATACCGTAAAAATGGCTTTATTCTGTTTCGGCTGCCTTGGTATTCTCCGTAGCAGAGCCAGAAATTGTCCCGTCCTCGTTCTGACCCTGCAATCCAAAAACCTGCTGCATGTCCGGATCATTTAAAAGCTCAAGCAACTTGATCGGCAAAGTTGCAAAGCCGGGAGCATATGTCTCAACATCCTCGCCATCCATGATGGCGAGAATCTCAATTACGGCTCGCTTGTGATTTTGAAGGGCAAACTTAATAGCTTTTAAGTTATTTTTTGCCCTGATCAGATCACGCAGCTCTGTGTCCGTCATGATTTCTGCCGCTGGTTCAATAATATTAGCAAGGACGTCCAAAGCGTCCTCGCCTCTAATTTCAGATAATTTTCTCATATCAACCACCTGCGCCCGGAACTACCGGAGCAGCCTCGGTCTCTCCCTCTGTTGAATAAAACTCCATCGGAACAACATTCTGTGCCTGCAGGCTCACATGCCCCATAAGCTCGATAGTCAGCTGACCCTTGCCGTTCTTTGTGGTCTTAAGGCTAAAGCCGCCACTGGAAAGAACATGCATGAGCTTGACTGCGACCATTCCACCGTCAGAACGATCACCGACCCACCAAATAGCATCTGTAAAATCGGTGAGCTTAAGATCCCTGCGTGGCACTATCTTGTCCCCGGTAATATCAGCAGCACCAATCGAAAGTTTGATGGCTTCCTTCGATGTGCCAAGACCGGTTGTGGAAATCCCACACTCCCAGCCATCCAGATGCTTCAGTTCCATACTGTTATTCATAACGTTATCGACATCCTCGCCGTAGTCAGAATAAGTAGGAACGCATGTCACTGTGACGCCACCGGTCGTAGCGCAAATGATATCTGCGTCTGCCGGGGCTGCCGGATTTGCAGGATCAAAATTTTTTAAAAGCACTCCAGCATCCGTCTGGATTTCCTGAAATGCTGTAGATGATACAGCTGTGAAAATTCCCATTTTTATCTCCTTGTCAGGTATTCCACCATAATATTGATATAGATACGGCGCACGCCGCTGTCCTCGTCACGCATACGCTGCGCAAACGGACTGCCCTGCGCAAGCATAATATATTCTTTATCGCCAATAGGCACTAAATAAAGAGACTGCAGGCGGCGCGCAATCTCGTCTGCCTTATTAGATATCAAGCGCCATGATGTAGAACGATACCAGATGTTAGCGCTCAACGGAATCGGACTCTCGAACTGTGCAACTGATGCCTGATAAGTAATATACGGCATTTCCGCATGCTTCGGAACGCTGTCCTGATCATACGCGGGAATCCCAAAAGACTCCCAAAAAGATTGTAAACCCTGCCACTTGTCCATCATTCACTCAACGTCCATTCTTCTGCACTCACCTGCCGCATATCAAGCCCGGCTGACTGCGGTGTGCGTTTATCATCGCCATCGGATTTTACTCGGAAAATCTTTGAATCGGACACCCGCCGGAAAACGTCATGATACTGCAGATTCATCGCCTTACCAGTTGTGACTGTGTACAAGGCAGTAACTCCCTGCTTTTCACCGATGCGCGCCTGCATCGATGTGTCCAGAACAATAGCCGCATCAAACAAAGCTCCATCCGACCACGAGGTGTTGTAACCGCCATATCCGTCTGCTGCAGTTTGCTTATTAAGCAGGACGCAAGCCTCCATCGCTTCGGCAAGTAAACTCATATCTTCCTCCAAGCATTCAGTCTTTTAGCGAATACCCCCTGCCATGTACCACTTCCGGAAGTTCCACCGCTGGAATTTCCACCGCTGGTGGCTTTTGAGTACGAATATCCACCAAAAGATTCTGAGCTGAACGGAGACATTGCCTGACTATTTACAGAACCGTATTTGTTCTGCCAAGCCTCAATGTCCTCAGCAAGAGCAATCACTGCAGGTGGAACAGCCATCGACCACACGGATCCTTCGAACTCGTTCTCGTCTACAAGTTGATCGCCGTATACATGGACGCCATCGTTAAAAAGGCTGCCGATTATACGATAATACTGACCTGTCTGCAGAATAAAAGACGAATCATTCACAGATAGAACACCATCGTGAATGCTGATCTTGCCATGATATTTATTCTGATTTCGGTCGAACCAATTTCTCAGTTCCTGACATATCTCCGTCAGTATCATCCTCGATCTCCTTAATCAGCGGCTTCCGCGCTTTATTCTTCTTGCCGCTCAACTCCTGCAGGCGCTTTTTTGTCACCTTCATGCCATCGCGGGGGAACTTATCCCCCGCCTCATACATGTATTTATCGTCTGCAAGATCGGCAAATCTTGTAATTACGATATAGCTCATGATCAAGCCCCCGGTGTCTCTGTTACGCTTGCGATGAACAGACTGTTCGGATTGTACAGCACCGGCATGAAAAGTCCGGATGCCTTCGTCCACAGCACTGCCGGATCATTCTCAGCCCACTGTGTAATGTATACATACGGAGACTGACCGCTGGATGCAACGTCAAGCAGCTGTGTCACGTCTGTTTCAGGCGGATCGCCCCAAAGACCGGTGCCGAGATTTCCACCTGCGGTCTTCGCATAGAACGTGATCTTGTCCTGCGGATAATATCTCTTCGATGTAATAGCCGGACGGTTGTCCTGTCCGATGGTAGCCGCCGCGCCATAAGTAAGATCATTTGTAATGATTTCAGTGATACCATACTCATCAGACAAGAAGTCCTCGAGCTGGCTCTGGCTCACACGAACGCCCTCGGCGGCTGTGCCGTTGATGGCAATCTGGATAGAAGCGTTGGAACGCATCTTGTTGATTGCCTTGCGGCTTGCATAGATGCCGGTCAGGATGACTCCCTGATTCGTAGCGGCATCCACAATCGCCTGCAGCTGATCGGTGATATCATCCGTAGCACCTGCGCCGAAATCAAGCGTGTGTGCGATATTGGCAGCCGGAACGCCGTAATCGACCGTGAGGTCGAGATCATTTTCTTTGATTGTAATCTTGCCAGTGGCAAGCAGCTCGTTCTTTGCAACCTTTGTGCGGGTCACAACCTGATCGGCAAGACGAACGCCGTCATTGATAACATAATCATACAGGTCAGTATCGCCCTGTACGCCGCTTCTCAGAAGCGCACGCATACGCTCGGACTGGTTGATCTTGACCTTGATAAGACCCTTCTCGATGTTGTGGCTGTCAATCGGAATACGGAACGTTGTCTGAGACTCCGTATCGAATCCGTGGAACTGAGCCATCATCGGGATCTGATACTGCTGCGCGATAGACTCCCATTCCGCAACCAGATTCGCCGTCTTCTGATCGCCAAAGAGCCTGTCAGCCGGATCATTCGGACGTTCTACTCTGAACGGGATATCCAGCCAGTCTGTCTTCGGAACAAAACCCAGAATATTATTCTCCCATGCAATTCTCGGCATTTTTATCTTCCCCCTTTATCAAGAATTCGTCCAGTTAGGACGCGTGACTGTCGGCGCGGCGGCAATAAACTTGAAGCCCTTGCCTTCCAGCGCTGTCTTTGCAGCCGATGCAGGTGCGACCGGAAGTCGATCAAGGTAAACCGTACCCGCCGTTACAACGGAACCCGGCATATTGCCTGTGGTTACGTCCACATCCTCGTACACGATACCGATTGCAGTCGCATCGTTCGCAGGATAGATCGTGCCCATCTTCACATATTTGCTGCCGTCAGCCGCCGTGGTCGCGCCTGTCTGACTGATCTGCTTTGTCTTTCTTTCACATTCCTCATGCGCGAGGAAATAACCCGGATGATAATTTACACCCTTTTTAATTTCACCAATAAAGCTCATTCTTTATCTCCTCCGTAAAGATTCTGATAATATTTAGCGGCAACCTGAGCCGCCCTGCTCTTTCCATCCCCGGCATCGCCTGATCCTTTCGGCGGTGTGTGTGTTTCTGCGCCGCGAGTGCCCTCCTTCACAATGAAGTCAGACCATTCCTTCTTCAGATCTTCGACCTTTGCATCGGAATCCTTGACATTCCCGGAATCATCCAGCTCAATGCCGTCCACATCGCTGACCCGAATCACGGAATCAATGCGTTTCTTCGAAATGCCCGCTTTTTCAAGTAACTTTCGATAGGCAGCCTGCTTCTTAGCGCTGGTCTCCTTCGCCGCGATGTCGGCTTTATAGCCGTCATACTCCGTTTTCAGATCATCATACTTCTTCTTGTAGTCTTC